TATGGTCGTCTGTCCAACGGTGCCTGAGTACGCCATGTCAGTCCTTTACCAGCCGGGGCATTTCCAACGCTTCAGCGACGCCTTGGCGCGGGGTGCGTCACCCTTCGAGTGCTCCACCACGCCGGACATCCTGGCGCAGAACGAGTCCTTGCGGCCACCCCCGCCGGGCTGCGGCGCCTTGAGGTGCGATCCAGTCTCCCGATTGTACTTCTCGCGTCCCTTGGCGGTGAGCCCGGCGCCCTTGGCAACCGACAGCTTCTCACCACGCCCGATCGCCAGTGACGGGCCACCTTCTTTTTTCTCTACCGTTTTGGCGGACTGCTTGAACGCTTCAGCAGTCGGGGCGCCCTTCGCGCCTGGGCGGCGCATTTTCTCTTTGGACCCATGCTCGATGCGCTCTTGTTTGGCGTGGATGTTGGCGTACAAACCGCCTTCCTTGTAGTTCTCCTTGTTGCCAGCCTCCAGCGGCATGCGCCCACGCACCAAGCCCGGGAGATCAACACCACGGGCCGCAAGCCTGTCCAGCGCCGCACGGGAATTCTCCCGGGTGTCGCCGCTCTTGGCTTGGGCAATGTCCGCATCGAACTGCGCCTTGCGCAGCTCGTCGGTCACGGTAGGCCGTAGGGCCGGGCCGCCGGTGGCGTATTTGCCCTTGTCGGCCTTGGCGAACTCTTTGCCGACCTTTTGGGGGACGCCACCAAACCCGCCCTTGGTGTGCGCGGCGGCCTCCATAAGACGATGTTGCGCAGGCGACCTGCTCGGCATTACGCTCGCCCGCCGGTAGATTGGTTCAGGAACACGGTAATTGTTGCACTGGCGGTCACCGAGTTGATCAGCAAAAGCACACCCGTCGCGCTGACAGAAGCGTTGGCCGAAAGGGTGGTTGTCTTCGCGGCCAATGCCGAGATCGTCGTGGAAACGGAGTTGGTGTCATGCACGTACACGTTGGCAAAGGTCTCGTACATCGTGTAGTTGATCGTACCGGTCACCGCCACCGTCATGCCCGCAGCAGCCACCGAGTCCGTCAGCGCGATCGTTGGTGTGATTGCCGTCACCGCAATGCCGATTGACAGCACCAGCGCGCCCATCGTTGCCGATGGCGTGATGGTCGTGATGGACTTGAAGAACTTGGTGCTGGTGGTGGTCGACGCGCTTGCAGGCCCGGTCACCGTATCTGTGATCGTGTGCCCGTCGGGGTCAGTGCCGAGGATCGTGAACGTGATGCCGGCCAGGGTAGCCTGGGCTGGCGAGGTCAGCGTCACGTAATGCGCCAGCCCGTCGGTGGTCGAGGTGGTGGTCGGCGCCGTGGCGGCACCGGTGCTGTTGAATGTTTGGGCGTTGAACGCGGTCGTGGACGCCACGGCAGGCGTGTACGGACCCAGCTTGATCGGACGCATGTACTTCTCCTGGTATTGGGAAAATGGGGGCCGGAGCCCCCATTCTTACTGCATGGCCCGTAGGGCTGCGGAAGTATGCCGGTGTACCCGCTTGGCAGACCCGCCGCGCTTGTAGCCCGACAGGCCACCCGTATCGGGGGTCCCGAGTACCTTCTGCATGGCCTGCTGGGCCGCCAGGGAAGGCTGATTCGCCATCGTGGGCATGCCCATGGGCGGCATCCCGGTGGGCATGCCCGCCGGTACACCAGCGCCCGGCATGCCTTGCGGCAGGTTGTCCGGGCCGATCATGCCGCCGTCAGCCTTTTTGATGACCTTACCGCCCTTAGCTTTGTTGTAGTAATCACCGCCGCGCCCAGGTATCACCATCGCCTTTCGCATGTCAATGGAATCGGCAAATGACGACGGTGGGCTCATGCGCGGGGCATCAAGTGCTTGATGGTCAGAAGGCCCAAATCCTTCGCGTAACTCACCTAACTTTTTATTTTTTGGGCGCCGAACAATATCCGCTATTTGTTTGGAAACAAATTCATCATGGCCCCCATGAGTTCTGGGGACCCTGCCGCCGGTACTGAAGGTACCGGACTGCGCCGTGTTGCTCACCGGCTTGGAAACCGGCTTGCTGGCGTACGCCACGGGACGGCCAGTGTCAACACTGCCCCCCGTGGCGTAGGCTTTTTTTGCTGCACCACCCATCTTGTAGCCGCCTGCGTTGCTGTTGCGCACACCCCCGGTGCTGGTGCCCGTCATGCCGGGCTTCATCGTGTCGGCAGGCCGGTTGGCCCAGTCGATAGATCCGCCCGACTTGAAGCCGCCGGAGTTCGCCATCTTGACGCCACCAGTGCCCTTGGCCGAGTCGTAGCGATCGCCGCCCGACACATTGTTCAAGAACTTGCCCGCGTTGCCCGAGATGGTGCCACCGTCCTTGTAACCGGCAGCGCCGGTACGGACGCCACCAGTGCCCCGAGCTCGATCATTCTTGTCACCATCCGACATCTTGGTGTTCACGAAAGAATTGGCGTTACCGCCGCCCTTGAGCGCCAGCTTGGTGCCCTTGCCGCCCTTGTGCTCCTGGGCGTCGTGCTGGCCCATAGCCTTGCGGATCATGGCCTTGTCTTGCGCCATGTCGGTGCTGCCACCCTTCTTCATCGCCGACATGGGGATGTCGGCCCGGCCACCACGCATGGGTGGTCGAACTCGGGGAGTGGGAACGGTAGGCATTGCAGCCATACCTGAACCTGCTCGGCTAGAGTTTATGACGTCCTGCATAGTTGCGCTGCTATCACCGCCGGGCAATCCCACTACGCCCCGAGCTTTATTGTCCGTTTGGGCTTTGTAAGAATTACCGGCTTTCTGGGCATTTTGCACATCCGCCATGGTGTACTTGGTGTCGTACCCCGGCAGGCCCACAATCCCGCGCATCATGTCCTCGGCCATGACTGGACTCGCTCCAGCTTCCGTATCCGAATCATCCACCGACCCGCCGTACGCCTTCTTCATGGTCTTGCCGCCCTTCTTCATGAAGGGCGCGGCCATGGCCTTGCGACGCTCGGACATCGACGGCTTGCCGGGGCTTGCGCCCTCGGCACCACCGCCGCGTGGCTTGCCCACGGCGATCGCGACCGTCAGGCCCTTGCGCATGGGCGAGTGACCGTCCTGCTCGCAAGCCTCGTCCTTCATGTTGACGTGGCCGCCCTTCTTGAGCTTGAGGATCACCGATGGCTCGGTGGTCATCATCTTGGTCATTGGTTTGAATTGACCCATGTCGCTCTCCCTTTAGGCTTGCGTGACGCCGAGAGCACCGACGCGGGTTGCGTTGGGGCCGACTGCGATTCCAGACAACAGGATACCCGTTACCGTTCGGACGATACCGTCCGACGCGGTGGCCGGGGTGTACGTGCCGCGAACGTCACCGGTGGCGTTGGTGGCCGTGGCCGTGTCGGCAGCCACAAAGGTGCCAGCGTCTTGCGCCAACGTGCTGTTGCTCTTCACGCTCGCGAGGTACGCGACGTTGGTCACGCGAACCGGGATGCCCATCACGTCGCTAGTACCGATCAGGACTGCGGTAGCCGAACCGGCGATCGTGGCGCCTGAGACCTGGAAGAACGCCTTCTTGCCGGTCACTGCGGTGCCCGCAACAGCCACCGTGATGACCTCGCTCATGGACTGGCCGTAGTAGTCGTAGCCGCTGACCGTGAACGCACGCGCCGTGGTTGAGCAGTTCACCTTCACTGCGCGGGGCAGGTCAAGCTGAACCACCGTCACGCCGTCAGAGCGCACGACCGACTTCGCGGAAGTACCCGCCGTCAGCGTTACAGCACCGGCAGCAGCCGCCGTCTGCGAAGCCGCGATGTTGTTGGTGACAGCGGCTTGCGGGATGATGTCCCACACATAGATCCGCCCCAACGGCCCGATGCCCAGGTCCATCGGCGACGGGTTGTCGAACGTGATGTTGCCGTGCAGAGTCAACGCGGTGGTGTTGGCGATGTTGATCGCTTGGTTCAGCGTGTACGTGCCAGCGCCACCAGCGCCGGTCACGAAGGCGGTGATGTAGGTGCCGTCAGTGACGCTGGAGCCGTCAACGTACATGCCCAAGACGATCGGCGAACCTTGGTTCAGCGCGGTGATCGTGAGGGTGGTTGAGGACACGGCACCGGTGCCGCCAGTGGCGGTTGCGGTGTACGGGCGGATCCCTGTGCCCATGTACGTCTGGGCGGGGCCCAGGAACAGGTCATCGGAAAATTGGGGCATGGTGAACTCCTTCTTGAAAAGTTTGTTCAGAGCAATGATTGGGTAGGGCGGGGATCAGATCCCCGCCCCTGGTGGCACCTTAGATGCCGGGCGTGCCGAAGGCGGCGCGCGGGTCGGTGAAGCCGACAGCGTACCGCTCGGTAGCCTTGTAGCGCATCGAGTCAGTCTCGAAGTCGCCTTCCATCGTCTTCTCCAGGCGACGGCGCATCAGCATCTTGAAGCCCTCCGGCGCGTCGGTCTGCACCCACCAAGCGGTGGCACTGGTCAAGCGGCTGAGAACGGCGGCGCCTTCGTCCAGCAGCCCGATCGACTTGACCGGGTTGATGTCGTTGTTGGCGTTGCCGGTACGCAGGACCGACTTGAGCAGAACCTCTGCCTGGAAGATGTTGCCCGGGGCAACGACGAGCTGGCGCGGGACCAGACGGATCTTCTTGCCGTTGTTGTCGACGGCAGAGCGGACCTGGATGAGCATCTGCTCAAGCGAGGTCTGCGACAGCACGGCGGCGGTGGCAAGCTGGTTGCTGAAGGTACCGTTCACGATCGGGTGCGCGGTGCTGATCAGGGCAACTCCGTCGCCGCCTGGGAACGAGCTGTTGAAAGCGTAGTTCAAGACGTTGGCGGACAGCAGCTCCTTGGTCTCCACGAGCGACTGTGCAAGGTGACGTGCGTACACCTGACCCAGACGGATGTGGTCACCATCCTCTACCAAGACCTTGGTCAGCGCGAACGCCAGACCGTAGACCTTGTACAGGTAGCGTTGCAGGAACAGCACGCCGCCCTGCTGGTAGGTCACCGGCGTGCCGTCAGGCAGTTGCGGTGCCGCGCCGAAACCGTAC